CTGATAAGGGACAGTGCGCAACATAAATACATATAAACCCAGCACCATCATCATGATTCATACCCCCCCTGATCGCTGAAATTGCTGCGCGCTTTTGCCCTTGCCTTGCGTTCCCGCTCGTCAAGCTGCCGTGCCACTTCACGGGCAATATCCTGCGCACTCTGTCCCGGCTGCGCGACAATATGAATAGGCGCATTTATCTCATAACGAATAACTGACGGCGGGCTGTCCACCTTAACAGGCTGCGTCTGGTATGCCCTCGCAGGCAGACTGAACGGATGAAGCGGAGCCGCTTCTGCAGGTGTCGCAGCTACCCCCATCACGCCAGCAACGACAGAGGCTAGCGCAGCAGTACGCCGCCTGCTGGTGACATTTGCCGGGCCGTTCACAATTTCAGGACCGTTCTCCCCAACAATACCGAATTGACCACGCGGAATAATCCCACCACTGTCATACATCCCGGCAAACGGAACGGCAGCAGCCGCTGCTCCACCAACCACCTGCACCTGTGCTTTGTTTTGTGTTTTATTATTTCCGGTCATCCAGTCAGGCAGATAATCGGTGACTGAGGAAAGCTTATTTTTGAGTGTCTCCCATTTGGCATTAATTCCATCGAGAATGCTGTCAATAATGGCGCTGCCCATGTCCTGAAACTTCGCAGGAAGCTCGGCAACATCAGCCAGGATCGAATTCCATTTATCACTAATAGATTGTCTGATATTGGCCCACGCCTCAGAAACGCCAGACTTTATTGCATCCCAATTTTTAGCTATTAATCCCGGCAAGGTATAATTAAAGAACAGTGACTTAATCCCCTCCCATGCGGCGCTGGCCTTTTCTTTAATCCAATCCCATGCCGTACTTGTGGCATTACATACGGCATCCCACATTGCCTTGAACTTTGGCCCAAGCGTGTCCCAGTTCTGCCAGATATAAATAGCACCAGCGGCTATCAGTCCAATGACAGCCAATATAGGATTTGCAAACATCAATCGGCCCAGCCATAAAATTGATTTCCCAATCCCTCCCAACGCAGCACGAACCAAGCCACCCACTGACGCAAACTTCAGGCCCAACATGCCAGCGCTCACCCTGACGATTGCCATCGGACCAAGGATTGATGCCAGCGCCAAAGAGATAGCCCCTACAGCCGTTGCAGCAACGGCAAATCCTGCAGCCATCTTGAATAAGGCAGACGTAAGCGAGGGATGGCGTTTAACAAAACCGTCCAAACAAGAGGCCAACTCCCCCAGCCAATCTGCGAGGCTCTTTAAAGCAGGCGCTACGGTTTCACCAATACTCGCCATCGCATTAGTAAATGTCCCGGTAGCTGCCTCCCATTTATTCCCTAGGGTGTTCAGCGATGCATCAACTCGCTCCCTAAGCGATGCCTGATTTTCAAGCTTTGCGGCAGTTTCTCTATATCCTTCAATCCCTTTGGATAGCATAATGTTCAGCGCTTGTAGCGTTTCCGCATCATTGCCAAACAAATCTTTCATAGTTGCCATTTGGGTTTCTGGATTTAATTTTTTAAGTTTCTCCAGCTGGGCGTACATATTTTCCAGACCACCAAACCCACCTTTCCCGTCAGAGAAGTTGAATTTAATACCCGCGCCTTTTTCTTTAAGGTCATCGTTAACCGCCTTAATATTGTCAGCATCCAGAGCGGCCTGAAAAATCTTTCGGTATGCATTACCGGCAGACTCACCAGCCATACTTCCCTGATCAGCCATAACCAACAAAGGTGCGAAAGTTTTGACTGCTTCCAATCCCTTCTTATTGATAATATTCATCGCACTGCTGATTTTTGAGAAACCCTGCAGCATATTTCCTGAATCTACCCCCGCGTAGAATCCTTTCTGGATCACGTCCATCAGATTCATCATGTCTTTTTCGGAGGTCTGAGTAGCATCTTGTAACTTAGCTGCAAACTCCGCTGCAGCGGTAGGTGCCATCTGTAACTGCACGCCAAGATAAGCGGCTGACTCTCCCAAACCACCCAGAATTACCTGTGCCGACATACCCTGACGGCGCAACATAGTCATCATGTTCTGGAAGTCGGCTGTTGTTCCTGGCAGCTTATCGCCCAAGGCAACTGCAAGTCGGTTTATTTTTTCAAATTCAGGCGCTACCTTTCCGCCCGGCCCCATCATGGAACCGGCGAGCTGATTAGCTGCATTTTCTGATTCTGAATAGGCTTTTACCGGAGCCAGCAACGTCATGCCAGTAGCTACCCCTGCCGCCATCGCCCCTGCACCATTACCTGCCAGAGAGTTCCTTAACTCACGGGTCTTTTCAGCCTTGGCTTTGATAGCATTAAGCTTTCGCTGACGCTCGCCAACCTCGCGCAGCCTGCGCTCCTGCTCTGCCAGCTTCTGGTTGTACTTCTCAGTTTCACGGGTAATTCTGGCAGTTTCCCGCGCGCCGCCTCCAGCCGACAACCCAAGCCGATAAAGCTCCCCCCTGACTGCAGATAGCTGGTTTGTTTCCTGTTTCTGCTTTTGCTCAAGACGAGAAACCGCACGCCACTGCGCTTCTAGAGCCTGGGTCTGCTTCTTCGTGGGGGATTCAAGTGCTGACATTTCACGCGTCATCATCTGCGCGCGCAGTCTCGCCTGATCCAGTTCTGCACCTGTACGTCGCACGTTTTGCGATAGCTGGTCGAAGGATTTTAACTGGCCTCCCGCATCGCTCAGCTGTTTAAGCTGGTCACGGGTCTGCCGGATTGCTGCTGCCAGCTCTTTTGAGCCAGCCTGGGCATTTTTAAAAGGGCGGGTTAACTTGTCCACAGCCCCCAGAACTACCTGCAGTCGCAGGTTATTATCACTCATCGCTGGCCCCGCTTCTCTGAATTGCCTTATGCCGCCACTCCAGCACATCAGTCAGCGGCATAACGTCAGTGATGGACGGCGACCAGTGAAAGATGGTGGCAATATCTGCCACCAGATCATCAACCGTCAGGTTGTCGGCAAATCGGCAAGCACCGACTTCGGCAACAAAAAAGTCACCACCTCTACAGCCATTGCTGTCAGATCGGCGGGGTCCAGCTCTGCCATTTCCTGCGCGGTCAGCGTCGGAGTGGAGATTCGCGGGATCACAGTCATCATCGCGCCCACGTCCATATCCATAATGGCCTGCAGACGGGTGCCACGCAGTGCGCCGGACTGCGGCTTGCGCAGCACAATTTCGGTAATTTCAGTTTTACCGCGCATGATGGGCGTATCCAATTTTACGGTCTTTTCAGTCAGTTTGTCGCTCATGTTCGTTTCCTGTTAATAAACTACTGGCGCGGCTGCCCGCCCCGTTAAGGTTAATCAGAGGCCGAGGGCATTACGGTGTTCTTCCATCAGGTCCACGCCGTCAACGATTTCAACCATGTTGACCAGATCGACCTCATAGAGCACTTCGCCGTTAATAGTCAGCTTCGCGTAGCTGTTGGTGCTGCTGACTTTGGTGCTGCTGCTCTCGCCGGTTTTCCACTCGCCGGAATCCACTTCTTTATGACGCCCGCGCACAACCAGCTCAACGGCCTGCACTTCGCCGGTATCATCACGCTGAATGGAGCCGGTGAAACGCAACTGGATGCCGTCAACGGTGGCCTTGCCCATCTGCTTGAATAACAGCAGTTCGGTGCCGCCGATTGAAAATTCCGTGTCCAGTGCGCCGTCATCCAGCCCCATGTCCACATCCACCGCGCCCGGCATACCGCCGCCGCGATACTTCTCAAACTTGCGGGTGAATTTCGGCAGGGTCATGGACTCAACGATCCCCTGCCAGTTGTTCCCGTCGTTGAACAAGTTCAGGTGTTTTAACTTGCGTGGTAATGCCATGTATCCCCCTTATGCACTGACACGGCTGGCAAAATCGACCAGGTAGCGATCGGTGATGCGCTGGCGCAGCATCAGATTTTCAAGCGGCGGCACCGGCGTGTAGTCGTAGTCGATAGTGAGCTTCCCGGCTTTCAGGGAGTCTTTATCGTTCACCGACTCATCCAGCCAGCAGTCCGCGCCGATGATGTAGCCCTGCGTTTTCAGGCTGCGCAGCTTGGCGCGGATACCCTCGATAATGTCACGGGCCAGCGACGGGTTAAGCACGCCATCCACCGCCCACATGTGCGCTTCTGCGATGGTGTCAGCCAGTACCTGCGCCGTGCGGGTGTAATTCTCAAAGGCAAACAGCGGATCGTCACTGAGGCAGCGGGAACCCCAGAAGCGGAATCCGTCTTTGCGGATAAGCGTGGTGACGTCATTCTGGTTCAGCAGCCCCGCATCGGTTGCCGGGTCCTGCAGATCCCAGAACACATCAGCGGAAATGCCGGTAACGCCGTTCACACCCACGTTGGACAGTGTTTTGTGCCATCCGGTCTGTTCGTCGATTTTGGCGCGCAGACCGAGTGCGCGGGCGGAGGCGTAAGCCGTCGCATCGGCTTTCAGCACGGTGTCAAAGTTGATGAAGTCAGGCCAGATCAGCATCCCCTCGCGCTGGCTGAAATTATCACGGTAGGCAATCGCTTCTTCCACCGTTTTGCAGCCGTAAGCGGACAGATAGGCAAACCCGCGCAGACTCTGCGCCACGCTCAGCAGCTCAGTGGCAACCGCCTGCGTGTCGTGTCCCGGCACACCGAGAATGCGCGGCTTGACGCCGAGCTGCGACTGCGCCGAAAGCAGCGCTTTCATGCCCGTTTTTTTACCGTCAGCGGTCACGCCGCCGATAATGTTGGAGGTGGTTTCCGCTTCGGTTTCGCCCTGCGCCACGCGCACAACGACTGTCACGGGTTTAGCCTGATCTGCAATCGCATCCAGCGAACGGGCCAGCGTGCCGGACTCGCCCGCTTTACCGCTGGCAGTCAGCACATCAGTCAGCAGGACCGGCTTATTGATGGGAAACATGGACGCATCAGCATCATCGCCGGTGCAGACCATGCCCACGATGGCAGTGCTCACCGTGGTAATTGATCGGGTGCCCTCGTTGATTTCAACAACGCGCACCCCGTGGTGGTAATCCTGAGCCATAGCGGCGAACCTCCTGATTGGAATAGGCTTCGCCCTATGTTGTATTGATTATGTCACGCAGACAGCTGCGCGGCGTTGTCCTGTTAATCACACAATGTCGCAGGATATTTGCGGTATAAAGTTGAGATAACGTCCTGAGCAACCTTTTTAGCCCTGGCCTGTCTGCTGTTTTTCCGCTCATTTTGTCTTCAAAAATCAGCTCACATCCTGAGCGTTCCAGTGCATCACGCTGCAGCGCTGTGTTTTGCTCACTTGTTGATACGCGCACATAGCCGACTAACATTTATTTCCCCTTATGCAAAAGCCCAAATAATGCCAGCCAGGCGGGAAAACAGCATTTTCTTAAACGTTGGTTTGGGAACAGCAGCTAAAAAGAATGCGCAGTCTAATGCCTTTGATAGCACTCTAGGCGCTCTCATGTTGGTTGGCGCATTCGGTTTTGGCGGGGTTGGCGCTGACTCAGCAAACACGGCTATCACAAATGTTTATACCTTGCCGATTGGTGATAAAGGAAACCCTGAACCATATCAGAACTATGTTCATATCAATTTAGCAGGGACAAGTTTCTATTCTTCCCGGATTGCACTGAGCATGAATGGGACAGATAACCCGAGAATTTTTATTAAAAGCAGAAGCGGAGCAACAGAGAGCGAGTGGACCGAGGTTTTCACGAGCAGGAACCCGCCAAAGTCTGTAGCCACTCTGACAACAGCGCGAAAAATATCCGTGTCCGGGGATGCAAGTGGCTATGCGATGTTTAACGGTGGTTCAGACGCCGAAATCTCTGTCACCATTGCTGATTCTGCAAAAGGGGTGATTCGGCTTCGTGAAGGCTCGGTGTCGACTATTGGCACATCAACGGCAAACTTTATTTCAATAGATACCGGGTTGTTGATTCGTGGGATTACGTTTACTTCTGGCGCTCAGAGTGCGAATGTTCGCCCGCTCCAGATGCTTATTGGCACACAATGGGTAACGGTAGGTTTATCATGATGGATATGAAGAATTTTGTCATTTCTTCTCCTGAGACTGACGACGAAACATTTTTTGCTGGACAAGGAGCGATTATTCTTCGGGATGAGCAGGGGCGCGAGTGGTACAGCTCACAGGCTCTGTTCAGTGCCGATACAGTTAAAATTATGTATGACAGCTCCAATATTTTGAGAGCGATAACAACCGATGTATCAACTCTTTACCCACATATGCATAGCGTTGCGGAAATAGTCGATTTACCGGATGGTGCAGATATTCACGGAGGTTGGGTTTATTCGGGTGGCGAAGTCGTCGCCCGGAAATATTCATCCGATGAACGTGTAGCAGCCGCGAACGATCAAAAAACACATCTTCGGGAAATTGCCGATTCGGAAATCGCCTGGCGGCAGGACGCTGTTGATGATGGTATCGCGACGGATGCGGAAACCGCCGCTTTGTCTGAATGGAAAAAATACCGGGTATTGCTGATGCGTGTCGATACAGCAAAACCCGAATGGCCTACACCTCCGGTGGCGTAGGCCAGTTAATGCCCGGCGCGCTGGAGGTGTCTACCGCTTCCAGCGCGTCAAGATAATCAAGCCACAGGTTATACTGTGCCAGTTCGTCACCTTTCAGCCGACCAATTGCCGCCTTACCGGGCCACTGCTTGCTGTTGATGTAGTCGTTAGCCTGACTAATGCGCCTTTGTTTTTCATCAGTTGCAACCTGTAAAATGTGTCGTTTTTTCCTCTCAATGTCCTCGTCTGTCATTATCCATTCGTTGCTATTTTCATCCCAGGAATGATAATCATCAGGTCTTTGTGAGGAGATAACAAAGGCTCCATCACTGAAATAAATACGACTGTCGTTATTAACGGCCTCGTAAAACTGCCGATATTGCTCATCGTTAATTTCTGCTGCATCTGATGGCAGTGAATCGCCATAGTCGATTTCGCTTGCGTAAAATGCTTGTGTTTTAACAGAAAATCTCATAATTCAGTACCCCACCGCCAACCATCGGATCGAAGTTGAAACACCACCTGAAATAGCAAGAGAACTATTATTAAGATTAAAGTTCAGGCTTTTTAATCGCAGGGTTGTGGCGCTCCTTATTTCAGCTGAAGCTACTGCCATATACGTATCGCTACTGTAGTTGTATCCGGCAACAGCCTGTGCGATGCCACTGGGGAATGAAGTGGGAAGCGTAACATCTGTATAATTTATGGTTGAAGATGTTGTGGGAAGCGTCATTGACGTAGTGTCACTGATACCCCACTGAATTATCAGGTTTCGCTTAATACCATCAATAATTATGGGCAGGGTTGCATACCCGTTATATCCAAGTTTTCCACTGCCAACCCCTGCTTTTGCTATTTCTCCCAGACCAAGGTATTCGAGAAGCCCTGAAATGCTTTTCCCGCTGAGATTCGTCAGCGTGGCATCAAGTGGCTGTTTACCCGCCAGCGCGTTCATCACAGTTGTCGCAAAATTAGGATCATTCCCCAGCGCAGCCGCCAGCTCATTCAGTGTGTCCAGCGCCTCCGGCGACGAACCAACCAGCCCCGCAACAGCAGATTTCACAAACGCGGTAGTGGCAATCTGCGTATTATTCGTTGACTGAACAGCAGTGGGAGCCGTTGGCGCTCCGGTCAGTGCCGGACTTGCCAGCGGTGCTTTCAGTGCCAGTGCATTATTAATGGTGGTACTGAAATTCGGATCATTATTGATAGCTGCTGCAATTTCTTTCAGCGTATCCAGCGTTGCCGGTGCGCCACCAATCAGGGCAAGAATAGCAGCCTGCACAAAGGCCGTGTTTGCAATCTGCACGGAATTATTGCCTGCCGCCGCCGTCGGCGCTTTTGGCGTGCCGGTGAGTGTCGGACTGTCTTTTGGTGCATACTGCGAATGAGGATCAACAGCAGCAAGATGCTTTGCCAT